TAGGAATAGAAACGTACCACGACCAAAAGAAAAGCGTTGAGATGGCAAATAAATGGCACGAAGTAGAATTTAGCCAAAAGTTTGTAGACAAGATTCATGAAAGTACGGAACGAGAAATAGACGGAGAATTAAAGTTAGTAATAAAAAGTAATTTTTAGAATATGAAACAAACAGCAGTAGAGTGGTTATTTGAGCAGTTATGGGAAACACCTAAAGATAAGTTTAATTGGTATTTAATATTTGGAAAAGCCAAACAGATGGAGAAGGAGCAGATAATTGAAGCTAATGAAAATAAAATGCCATTTATTACAGGAGAAGAATACTACAACGAAACCTTTAAATCAGAATAAGATGGTAGAAGAAGCAAAAATGGCACTACTATTATTTAGTGTTGGTTTTATAGCAATAGTAATAGGATTAATTAATAAATACATAAACAAATGAAATCCGAAATAACGTTAAAAGAATTGTACATAAGTCGTACGCCTTTTTCTATAATTGAATCGGAAGAAATAGGTGGTAAAGTTTACTCGATAGTAATGCGGTACAACGGTATTAAATCTTTTGAGATACAAAAAGACGAAATAAACTATTTCTTTACGATCAAGAAGTACGCTAAAAAAATTGAGTTCGGTTATAGTGGCAACGTTTACGAGTTCTTTGACTTTAAAAATAAGTTAGGAATAGTTACAAGACATCAGTTTATTGAAGCATTAAATAGAGGTATACGATGAAAAGACGAAGAATTAATTTAACACGTTACCACCACCAACCAATAACGGTACGTAACAATAGAGTATTTCAATACTGGAAAAGAAAAATAATAAAAAAATGGATAAACCCCGAATTTGATTAAAATATTTATTATATTTGCGTACGGTTTGGTCTCACACCATAAAACCTAAAGACGTTATTAGAACCTCTTAATGAAACTGAAGTGAGACCCAGCGGATTTAAGGGGTTTTTTAATTTATACAAAAATGGCAAAAGACAAAAAAGGATTTATTTTGTATTGTGACGTAATTCACACCGTTGAAAAATTAACGGATGAACAAGCGGGTAAATTGTTTAAACATATTTTAAAATATGTCAATGACCAAGACCCTACGCCTGAAGATATAATAACCGAAATAGCATTCGAACCTATTAAGCAAAGTTTAAAACGTGATTTACAAAAATACGAAGGTATTCGACTGAAGAATAAAGAGAACGCATTAAAGCGGTGGAATGCGACCGCATCCGAACGCATACCAACCGATACCAAAAATGCCGATAGAGATAGAGATAGAGTAATAGATAAAGAAATAAATAGTATAGAAGAACGTAAAAGCAAGTTTTACGCTTCGCTTTCTATTTATGTAAATGAATATCCTAAAAAGATGCTACGTGAATTTTACGACTATTGGACTGAACACGGTGTTAAAGATAAAAAAATGAGATTTGAAAAGGAAAAAACGTTCGGTATAGAACAACGCTTGCGAACTTGGTATAATAGAAACCCTAAACAATACGACCAAGACAACGATCCGAACCCACCTGAATATTATATAGCTAAAGCACAAGGATTATGTTAAAGAAAGCTGGAGATTCAATAGACTATTTGTTAAATTACCGCAACGGTAAAATAAAACAAGGATTAGAAATAGGATGCCCGTTAGACGATTATTTACGGTTTAAGCCTAAACAACTAAATATTATTTTAGGACATGACAATGTAGGTAAAACGTACTGGATAAATTGGTACTTTTTAAACTTGGCACTAAAACACGAATTAACATTTTGTATCTGGAGCGGTGAAAATCAAAAGGGGCAAATATTACGTGACTTAATTCAAATGTATTCAGGTAGACAATTTAAAACACTTACCGAAGATGAAATAATGAGTTATTCAACTTATTTAGAACAATACTTTCAATTCGTAGACAATTCAAAACTTTACAAGCCTGAAGAACTATTGAAGATATTTGAAGAATCTGAATGTAAGGTAGGTTTAATTGACCCGTTCACGGGTTTAGATAGGCAAATGACATACGAAGGTAATTACGAATTTATGAATAAAGCACGGCAAATGGTTAATTTTACTGGAATGACTTTGTACATAAACACGCACCCGAATACGGAAAGCGGTCGAGGTACAAATGTTTATACTGAAGGCGAATGGAAAGGTAATTTAAAAGCACCATTGAAAGACCATATCGAAGGCGGTAAAGCATTTAGTAATAGATGTGACGATTTTTTTGTTATTCATCGTTTAGTAAAAGACCCGATAATGAAATATTCTACTTGGATAAACGTAGAAAAAATAAAGGATGTTGAAACGGGCGGTAAACATACTGGAATAAACGAACCCGTAATGTGTAATTTTAATTCGGGTTTAGGCTTTGTAATAGGTAATATTGACCCGCTACAAAAACACCGACCTAAAACATCAAATAGTTTTCCTACTTCAAAACCTGATATTGTAAATGGAAAAGAATTACTTTCGTTTAGTGAAAGAATGAAGCAAGGAGCGTTTAAAGAATTAGAACCAAGAATAAATAAAGACGGTAACCCCGAAATGCCATTTTAATTATGTTAGAAATGATAAAGCGTAAAACAGGTCTTTGGACTGTTTATTTAAAGATTCAAAACTCTTTAGATAACATCAAAGAAAAACACGGACACCGAACTGAATTAATTGATTCAATGGAAAAGAGTTTAACCGAAGTAGGTGAAGCGGTGTTATATTTTGAACATATTGATAAATTACTTCAGGCAAGTAACAAAAAACAATTTGCAATGGAAATAGAAATAATGCAGCTTAAGCAAAAGATTCGACATTTAGAACAAATTAACGTAAATATCGAGATATGAAAACACGAAAATGTAAATACTGTAAATCCGTCTTTTCACCGATTACAACCCTACAAAAGAATTGTTTTGAACCAAGTTGTGTAACTGAATGGCTAAACGAAGTAAAACAAAAGAACTGGAAACGTAAAAAAGCAAAGTTAAAAATGGATTTAATGACAATTCAGGATCACGTTAAATTAGCGCAACAAGTATTCAACAAGTATATCCGTTTACGAGATGCGGGGAACGTTTGTATTTCGTGTAATAAAAAGCCGTTAAAAGAAAATGCGGGTCACTTCTACAATGCGAATAATCATTGGTCGGTACGATTTGACGAAAGGAATGTACACCTTCAATGCGAACACTGCAATACGTATCTTTCCGGGAACTTAATTTACTACCGTGAAAACCTACTTAAAAAAATAGGAATAGAAGAATTTGAGAATTTAAGCGCTGAAGCTACTAAAACACGAAAGTTCACAATAGACGAACTAAAAGAAATAATCAGCACCTACAAAAAAAAGTGTAAAGAATTAGAACTATATTAATAATTTATATTACTTTTGACAAAACACAAAAACAAAATGGAAACTAAATTAAGATGGATTTACAAAACAAAGATTAAAAGTCGTAAATACGAATACGATTATTTTTATGTACGAATAAACGGAAGCTATAAGTATTGTACTCAAAACTTAAAAGATGCTGAAGAATATGTAATTCGATACGGTCAAAAGAACAACTTACAAGACATTTACAAATGACTAATTATAGATACATATATAAAATAACGGTAGTAAGTCGTTACGGTGTACCTTACGATTATTTCAATGTAAGGATAAACCGAGAATATAAATATTGTACGAGGTATTTAAAACACGCTGAAGAGTTCGTGTTACGGTACGCTGAAAAGAATAATTTAAAAAACATATACAAATGATTACAAACTTTGAAGAACATACGCACGAGTTGACGAGCGAAGAAAAAGAAATTTTACAGCTGGTAATTCACGGGTTTAGGGGGTATAAAAAAACGAACCCTATAAAAGCTGAATTAATAGTAAAACGCATGAATGTATTTTTAGAAAATAACGGATACAAAATAAGACTAACACAACCGAGATTACGAAAGTTAGTTAACTATATTCGTTCAAATAGCTTAATTCCTTTAATAGCGACGTCACACGGATATTTTACAACTGATTGTAAGCAAACTATACTTGATCAAATAAAATCGCTTCAGGAGCGAGCAAATTCAATTGAGCGATGCGCACAAGGTTTAAAGAAATTTCTATAAATATTTTTTTTAATTATAGTTATATTAGATTTTATTATTATATTTGCAAAACACAAAACAAAATAACATGAAACATTTATTAAAATCGTTGGCTTCGTTCCAACAAGAAGTGAAAGTAATTCACAAGGGTACACAAGGCTACGGGTATTCGTATGCTGATTTACCTAAAATCTTTGAAGAAATTAACCCGTTATTACAAAAACACGGATTAGGATTTACACAATTGATTAACTCACAAGACGGGTTAAATTATTTAAAGACAATTTTATTTCACGTAGAAAGCGGTGAAAGTATTGATTCGTTAACTTTGATTCCTTACGTACAATTAAAAGGTATGAACGACTTTCAATCTTTCGGTTCGGGTGTTACGTATTTTCGTAGGTATTGTTTAAGCACTATTTTAGGAATTGTAACGGACAAAGACACGGATGCTTCAGGAGAACAAGAAAAGCCTAAGAAACCAACGTTAGACAACAAAAGATTCTTAGAAGCATTAAAAGCTGTAAATGAAGGTAAAATAACGTTTGAGAAAATAAAAGAAAGTTTTGATTTAACACCTGAACAATTGAAGGCACTATGAAAATACGATGTTCACAAATAGGAAAAATAATGACAAACCCCCGTACCAAGGGGGAGCGTCTTTCTCAAACTACTAAAACGCATTTACTTGAGTTAGCGGTCGAAGAAAAGTACAATATTCATAAAGAGTTTTGGAGTAGATATACTGATAAAGGAAACGAAGTAGAACCCGAGGCCATTGCATTGGTTAACGATGTTTTAGACGTTGGCTTTATTTACAAGAATGAGGAACGTATAACAAATGAATGGGTAACTGGCAAGCCTGATGTAAACACGGATATTCTAATAGATGTAAAATCTTCTTGGGATGCGTTTACATTCTTTGAAAAGGTAGTA